ACTGATGTAAAAGTTGATTATACTCCAGAAAATAATATTGCACTGCTTAGAGGTGGATTTGTGCAGGCAGTTAGACTATCATTATCATTTACAGAGCTAATCACTCTTACAAGACAAGATTTAGCAGAATTAGAGGGAGTCTGATCAATTATGGCATATTTCAATATAGTTCCAGATATACTTTACTTAAAGTATGACAAAAACATATATGATGGTACATACATTGCCATCAAAAATATATTCAGTAGAATTAAAGTAATTGATGACGTTGTTCCATCACTTACTATTCTTGAAGACTACATTTTAGATGACAGTGAAAGACCAGATACGGTTTCACAGAAATTCTATGGTGATCCTGGATTTGACTGGACTATAATGTTGATTAATAATATTAAAAATTTATATCAAGATTGGCCAATGAAGAGTCAAGTTCTTGATGATTATGTAAACCAAAAATATATTGATCCTAATGAAATTCACCATTGGATAACACTGCCACAATATTATGAAGGAGAATTAATACTTCCAGGTGGATATGAAGTGCAAGAAAGTTTTAGATTCACTACTCCAGAAGGAGTTACCTTAACAAAGGCACTTTCTATTGGTGCAGTGACCAACTATCAATATGAATCTGACTTAAACGACAAAAAAAGAGAAATCCTGGTATTAAAACCAGAACTTCTCTCTGAATTTGTTCGTATTGCTGAAGAAGAACTTAAATTTACCCCAAGCACACAATATGTTTCGAGTAATTTAAGATTCTCTACTCAGTAGGATCATATTCAATAATAATACGCTTAGTAACTTTACCTCTACTATCTACTAAAGTAGTATAGTTTACCTTGCCTTGCAAATCTTCTGCAATGCGATTAATTCTCCAATATGGAGGAACACGATCTCGTTTTCCTTCTACCATTTTTCCGTCTTCGTCATCCCAGATGTAGTTGTGTACTTCGCCATCTTTATCAATTACTTGGTAATCGTACTCAGTCACGTTGTCTCCAATCATCAGGTTTATCTTGCTTGAACCAATCAACAATTTCGTCTGCTGAACCGAATCCCGATTTATAATTAGATGGGTCGGGATCGCCTAATCCCATCTTATTCATAAAATCGTCCATACTGCCCTCCTGGATGTCCTGTGACGCCTGACGACGTGCTTTGTTCAACCACTCACGAGCAGTAGTATAACGTTTGGCAATTTTCTCTGCCCAAATCATATCTTCAAGTTTGACTTCTTCTTTATTTGCAATCTTCTTGCAAATAAATTCTAATCTAAGGCGATATTGAGTAGAAAGCATTTCAGTCCTTTGCTTTGGTTATCCGGTTTTCCAATTCATTCACTCGTGTGAACTCTTGGTATGCCACTTCTGAACGTTCATTAAGGATGTCCAGGATATCATCAATAATTACGTTATTTTCAACGTAGTCTTCTAAGTATTTATCGATGGCTTCCTTAAGATACCTCTTACGGTGCCATTCTGGTGAATAAGGTTTGTAGTTCATAATGAGTGAATTTCATGGAAAATTACCATCGACCCTTTTGGGCAAATTTTTGCCGGAATTTTTTTCCCGACTTTTTTGTAACTAAAAAGTGATTTTCGTTTTGGAGAAAAAAAGGGGATCTTTTTTCAAGACCCCCCTTACTTAATCAAAGATCGTTCAGAAGATCATCAAAATACTCATGAGTATCAGTGCTTGCCTTAGGAGCAGAAGCAAGAGTATTCAATTCATCTTTCAAATCTTGAGGAACAGGAGCAGAATGAGTGATGTCAGGTGAGTTAAAGTTAGGAGCACTAAAAGAAGACTCCTCAAAACGAACCTCTTCATCTGCTTGGGGACGACCACTGAGTTCACCAAACTTGCGGGAGAGATCTTCATAAGACTTGAAGATCTCAGGGTTCACATACTCCGACAGGTCATGCTGCTGTTCGTAAATTGCCCTCAGTTGGTCCTTGCTAAAGTCACCCAAAGTTCCCTTGGGACCAAACGAAGAGTCATCATAGTTCCAGAAGACACCACGCTTAGAAATGCGAAGATGGAAGTTAGCACCTTCCCAAAGGTTAGTCGGATCGATTGCTTCAATATCTGCAAACTTGGGTTTCATTGCATCAGTGATCTTTTCAAAGATCTTAGGACCGAAAGAGTAAACAAAAACTTTACCCTCATTCGATGGATTTGCAGGATCAGAGATGACATAAACATTAGTGTAATACTTCAGTTTACGCTTGCGAGAAGAAGCAAGTGCCTTGTCGCTCTCGATGCCAGATGCCCAAAGGTTACTGTTTGCTTCACAGACAGGACACTTCCTGTCAATCGTGGTAGGGCATTCTTCGATAAACCAACGCTCACGCACCTTGAAGGCATGTTGCCAACGCTGGACCCAAGGAAGGGCATTGCCGTGAGAAGGAGGCAGGAAGCGAATAACAGCACTGCCAGTGTCTCCTTTACCCATTGCAGGTTTCCAGAGTTTATCGTCGATGTAACCGCTCTTGGTTTCCAGAGAAGCGGTCAGTTTGTCAAGGAGAGATCCTTGTGCTTGAAGTGCATCAAAAGACATTTGTGTTTTTCCGTATAAAATCGTTGTGGTTTCTTTGTTGTTGCCTGCATGACAACGAGGTCAGCATAGCATGGGGGTCATTGGGTGTCAAGACCCATATCTCTCATCATTTCTCGGATGGAATTTCTTGCATATGCGAAGATCTCAGAGGGGAAGGGCGTAGTAGGTAGTCCCAGTTGCTTTGCTTGTATTCTATACTCTTCTTTCTGCCTTACACATTCAGGATCGTCAGATAATTGAACTCTGGTGTAAAGAACTTCAGAAAGTTCAATCAATCGTTCCATTTTTGTAAGAACATCACGCTTTTCTTCATCAGTAGATTCTTCTTTGAAGTTTGGTCGCATCAAAACATCTTGAAGTTCTGCATAAAGTTTTCCAATATGCTTCATTTCTGATTGTACAATTTCTGATGAAAATAAACTCATAACTTTTTTAAAATAATTTCCTTTACTTGATCTGGACTACCTTGAATGAAGGGATCATACTTCTTTAATGTGAATGAAAGTTGCTTCCATATCACGTCTTCACTTAACATAGAATCATACCGATCAATGAATCCAGTGAGACGATTTAACATTATTAAAGTTTCCATCATTAATCTACCACCCAGGAATAATTTTAACACCTCTGAGTGATTGTAATTTTTACATTGCATACACTCATTGATAGTAGTGCATCTATCAAGAATAGTATCAACGTCTGTAGAGAAAAGATAAGAAAAACTTTGTATCTTTCTTTGCCACTCTAAGTAATTCTTATCATTCATTTGAATAATATGAAAATTAGAGTTGACGAGAAAGTTTGATACAAAGTATTCTATAACTTCTTCTTTTTTATATTTGTTTGCAAGTTTTTCAAAAAAGTATTTATCCGATCTTGTATTATACTTTTCGATTGAAACTTTTACAGCACCTTTGTACTTAAAATAATCATATGTCTTTCTACTGAAGTGCGTTTTGAGGGCAACATAAGTAGAATATACTTCAAAAGAGTTCATATCAAATAGGTAGTACTCCCCTTGTAGTTTTCTTAATGTAGTTGAGTTTAGTTGCTTCTGCTTTAATCTTTTCCTTCAATGAAGGTGCAATTAATTTTACAATAGACTCAACTTCAATGTCCTTAGACTCACAAAAGTCACAAATCGCATCAATATAATTGATAGATTTATTGCTTTCGATGACCATAGTTTCTATGGCCATTGAAAATTTATTCTTATCCATAAAACTATCGTCAATTACCTCATTAATTGTTTTCGGTTTGTTTGTGGGCATCAGTATACTCTGCAATGTAATCTTTTAGCAGAGGCACGTAGTCGTTAGGGTTTTCTTTGAAAACTTGAGTCTGTCCCGTATTACATGTAATTGCAGTTACAATCTGAGGAATCTTTAACCCAGATCTTTCCTCATACATCTTTGCATATCCAGTTTCCTGGACAAAATAAGATTCAATCCATTCCTTCTTCTTCTCTTTTGCTGAAGTTTTAAAATCAATAATAGATAAAACTCCATCAAATTCTGCAATACAATCTACTCTTCCTGCAATACCAAACTCATGACTATACAGGGGTGCCTCTTGAAAGTGAATGTTATTGATGCGATCATACATTGCTTTCGCTTGCTTGAATAGCATCAATGCCAAAAACTTATCTTTATACTTAGAAAGATCTAACTCATTGTTGAGATAATCTTCCACTATACTATGTAGTGAGGTTCCAGCAGACGCTGCCTGGTGAGAAATACGATTTGCTTCTTCATTTCCAACTCGCTTTCTCCATTCAGCAATAGACTTTCGCTTTCGATAAGAACAAATTGTAGAGATTGATGGATATGCAGCATCACCAACGGAGTACACCCTTTTGCCATTTGGTGCAGTAGTTGCACTAATGTTTTCGAGGAGTACTCCGGTATTTACATGATTAAACATAGATTAAAGATCAGGATGTACTTTAGATTTACTGATTAGATAAGAACGAACAAGACCACTTCTTACAATATCATCAAGACCAAACTCAAACATAGAAAACTCTTCCATAACTTCAAGAATACTCATGAAATCATGAATACCATTCTTCTCATTGGATTTGACAAGATCAGTTTGTTTGATATCTCCTGCAAAAATGATCTTGCAGTTGGTGCCGATGCGAGTGATAATAGAATCAAGTTCATGGAAATTTAAATTTTGACATTCATCAACAATGATGATTGCATTGTTCAAAGTAGTTCCACGAAGGAATGATGTGCTCCAAAAAGAAATAGTCTCTTGTTGTCTAAGATTATCATAGAGAGCATCATACGATGGATCATCAGGCATCTTAAACATGTGTTCAACCATGTTCTTATATGGAATCTGATACAAGTTAGACTTGTCATCATGATCTCCAGGAAGGAATCCAATCTCTCTTGTGGGTACGAGAGATCTTACAAGATATAACTTTTCATACGAAGAAGTACCAGAAAGAATTTCTCTTAGTGCAAGGTACATTGCGATAAATGTTTTGCCTGTACCAGCATGTCCGTACAAAAAAAGATTTTTACCTTCATCATACGCATCAAAAACACTTGTTTGTGTGTCCGTCTTAGGTTCAATCTCTTTTAAGTGATTAGAATTGATTGGTTTTTTACGTCTCATAGTCTTAGGAGTACTATTGACAAAATCGAATTGAGTTTCTTTCTTTCTTCTTGGCATAAATTTAATGAGTGTTAATGTCTGAACCGATGTTTGCTTTTTTGATCGATTTCAGTACGTCTCTAAACCCGTCAGGAACTGGATTTTTAATACCCGCACTACTAACAACACCAGGGAATGAATCATGATATTGTTCGAGATGGGGATTATCTTCTTTGTATTTATCGAGATTAGTGAAACTCATACGAACTTCACTAATCTCACCAGTTTCTTTATTCCTAAATTGATAAGTTGGCATTAACTTTCCTCATGACTTGTCCAACCCAATGCTTCTGCAACAATTGGGAACTGACCTGCAAAGATGCACTTACATTCATTTGCAATGTCCATATGTTCTTTCTGCGTACCATGTGCAGAACGCAACTCAATGTAATGGATCCACGAACGAACTGATCCTGTCATGTACAAACGAGTGGGAGTTGCCAGGGGAAGCACAAAACGAGCACACTCCTTCGCAATACCTTCATCAAGCATTTTTTGATACAAGTCCATTGCATCCTTAAAATGATCCTGCATCAGCATTTCATACTTCTGAATGATGAAAGGATCAATGTCGTCAATAGAATTCTGACGATTCTTGGTATCTTGACGGCGAAGTTCTGGGAGAGGAATCGTCTCCGAGAGTAGGGAAGAATCAGCATAGCGTTGCGAAAACTCTTGATATGTGAATGAACGGTGACGCAAAATCTGAGCCGCCAGACCACGAGTAGTCTCAATTTCCAAAGTCATAAAACTCTGTTCAAACACAGACCAGTGGTTGTGCTTAATACAATAACCCAACAACTTTGCATAGTTGGGGTTTTCCTGATTATTTGGATTCGACACTCTGGCAACATATGCCATTGTCTTCTCTGCATCAGGAGTGACACTAATCAGTTTTACATTCATTTTTTTCCTCTTTAGTCTGGGTATCCGTCGTCATCATCAAAAATCTCATCATAATCATGAAGAGATGATGTAATTTCTTCGTAACTTGAAGGTTTAGTATAGGCAGAAACATCAGAATATACTTCTGCCTTGAGAGAATCTACCAAAAGTTCAAGGTTACGGACAATCAGTTTTAGTTTGTCCTTATCCATAAGATAGGTTTTTACTAGACTTATTTTAGCATAAAAAAAGCGAGGTGTGAACCCCGCTCTATTTGTTTACAAGTAACTCACTTATTATAAGTGTGTCCACGATAGCAGAAGGTGCCGTGAAGATCATCGGTTCCTTGCTTGCACTCATACTTGACACCACGATAAGATGTCATGTGAATTTGTGCGTCGTGAAGAGCAGATGCTTTATTAATCTGCTTGCGAATCATATTAAGTGTGTTCATTGTCAGTCTCCTGAAATACTAGGGTGGTTTATTCCCCGTTCCTTCAGTCGTGTGCGTCCTATGCTTCAATACTAAAACAATGAGGATCTGTATGAGTAATCCATCTTTCCAGTATTTCTACTGTTTGGGAAGGAGTAAACAATTTAGATTCCATCAATCCTTGCGACAACCAATCATAATCTTCACAAGACAAATACATGTCTGTTGGAACATGAGTGGCAATTAGCAAGGATAACAATAACATAGGATGAACGCTCCGTTCCGCGACTTACTTGCGTCCCACCATCGGAAAGAGAGGATGGGATGAACGTAGGTCTATTATAGACCTTATACCATATTTAGTCAAGTGAGGGTCAATTTTAGAATCGACCCTACAGACCCAAAATTTTGCCGGAGTTTTTTCCGACGATTCCGGGAAATAAAAGTCAATTTTGGTTTAGCTTCTTAATTTCAAACAAAGATGACTTCTGATATTTTTTTATCTTCTTGTACTCTTTGATGATTTTATCAATCTCTTTGTTAGGAATTCTTACAGTCAGATCTTTATTATCATCTGTACCAACGAAACCAAGTCCAGACTTCTTTTCTTCTTCCTTCATATCAACGAACTCATTAATGTTCTCTTGGATCTCATTACGAATCAATTGATTTATTTGTTCTCGAAGATTTTCTTCTTTCATTTCTTTTTCTTCTTTTCAGATGGTACATATCCCCACATCTTGGGGTTGACTGCTCCTTCAGTCCACTTCATTCCCCTAAAATCACGGTACTTATCCCAATAATGGTCAAAAATATCTATTTGCAGACCTTGAACAATATCAAATTTTTGATCTCCATTATCTCCATAGGTAACCAGATAAGAATCTCGTGGGAGACTTTTATCATTGGCAGCAGAAGGATCACAATTTGGATTTATAATATTAATTCCTTTTCCCATCTCAAGAACGTCTCCCTCTATCTCCTCCCCACTTAATTTGAGGGAATGCTTCTGAAACTATATCTTGTGTAACTTTATACTTTTCAGATAATTTTTTGTCCTTTACAAGACATAAAATTTCCGATTCAAGGGGATGTAGTCCTTCTAAAAGATTAATAAACATTGTCTCTCTACGAATTGAAGAGAGTCCAGGATTTGCACCACGAATAAAGTGATAGAAGTGCTTACTCTCTCTGCGAAGAGTTGTTTTAGCACTCTGATCTGATGTTCCAATAGAAAAAGAACCAGTAGTATACATTCTACGGACTTCTTCATCAATTTTTTTGGAAAGAGTTCCACTTTGAGTTGTCTGTTCCGCATAACCAGAATAAGGAACTGGACCTTCAGGAAGTGCAGATGTTATACTCTCATCAAAATTCCAAATGAATAACATTCGAAGCGCATCGTGATTGTATTTACGCAGAACCTCAATTTTTTTAGATTTAGATCTTTGTCGTGATGCAAGATCTAAAATCTCAAAAATAAGTGGATTATTTGGAAGATCTAAACTTTCTTTATTCGTCGTTGTCTTCTTCGTCGTTGCTTTCGTAGTCATGATAGTTGTCAAAGTTAAATGCAATCACCTCATCTGGTATCAAGTTTCCTTGATTGTCAAACATTTCGGGGTGAGGTCTTGGTACTTCCCGATAGTTCATCATATACTCTCTGGCAGTCCACCCAATTACAAGTCCCACTATAAGAAATAGAATAGTCAGAAATGA